AGTATACTAACTCGGTTAGCTTTCCCGGTGCAGTTCGCCGAGCGCTTCACAAAACGCAATCGCTTCCGGTAACGGCAGACTCGTCCAATAGGCCATGTCGCCGCGGTCGTGACTTAAGACCAGGTAGAGCCTTCGCAGCTGCTTTAGCGGATCGTAATCAGGCGTTTCCGAGGGGCGTTCTAAAATTATTCCGAGCTGTACAAAAAAAGTTGCACCCGGTTGAGCGACCGTTGGACGTCCTTGAATGAAAGCTTCCGAAGATCTTCGGGGATAATCTTGTTCAGCTCTGCCAGGACCAGCTGCAAATAAACGTCTTCGGCGAGTTTGTTTAGGCTCGTCGAATAGATGTAGTGATGATTCTGCCGGAACGCCGCGGCGAGCCGGAAATAGGCGTTCCCGTCTAGTTCGCTTGGGTCAACGAGCAGTTTATCAAGGATTCGTCCGCCGGCGTTCAGCGGTTTGGAAAGCTTGAAGTACCGGCGCTCTTCGTCTTCTTTCTCGATTTCAGCGGGCGTTTTCTCGCTGACGTCGGGGATTCCGAAGATCAGTTTCTCGCTTTCACCGTTTTCGGGTGGGGCGCTGTTTTCGACAAACCGCAGGGTATCAGGGAGGCTGGCGGTTTTCTCTTGTTCCATGACCGCTAACTACGGGCGAACGTAGTTAGGAGACGCCATGCCTGATAGCCGCAAAGAGATGGAGCTGGACATCGAGATCATGGGGAAACTCGATCCCTCGGTGATGGCTACGATTAACGCGGTCAAGGCGCAGCTGGACAGTATGGGCGCTGACGCCAGGACTCGGAACGAAGTCTTGAAACGTGCTTACTCCCAGATGTTCGACCATGTGGGGCAAAGCGCCAAAGGCATGGAAGGCAAGACCAAAGGTGTTTTTCGGAACATGGTCGACGCGGCCGGCCGCGCAGCGCACGCGATCGAGCATTCGTTCGTCGATACTTTCAAAGAGATCGGGGGCGAAGTCGCGAAAGGGCTTGGCTTCGGCGTGGGGTTTTCGATTCCAGGCATGGTCGGCGGAGGTATCGAAGCAACAAAGGAATTCGGAGCCCAAGCGCTTGAAATCCGGGGCGAACGGGAAGCGCTCCAGACCCAGCTGGCTAATATCCTCAAGTCGCAGGGTAAACCGCTCCTGACGCCGCAGATCGATACGATGTTGCGGAACATTGAAGGTCGGGAAGTCCCGGAGAAGTACACCGACTTACTCAAGGCAACGACCATGCTGTTCAGTGCTGCGCCGTCGAAGTTTGCCAATGTCGATCAACTCCACACGATGTTGACTCAGCTAGCCGATATCTCTCGGACGCCGGAAGCGTTCTCGCTCGCAACGCAGGCGTTTACCCGGATGCTGGCCGAAGGCAAGGTCGACGCGGCGCACTTGCGGGAACTGGCAGTCGATACCGGGTACAATTTTAAGGGCGCGATGGCTGACGTGCTTAAAGTTACGCCCGACGAGCTAAGCACCATGATTAAAAAGGGTAACATTACCGGCGAACAGGCGATCAACGCGCTTTTCGGTGCTTTCGAGAAGATAACTGGACCTGGCGGACCCGCTTACCAACACGCTGACGCTCAGCTTAGTGGATTAAAAGGATTACAAGCCCGCTGGGAAGGGCACATGGACGATTTCAAGGAGTCCTTCGGCAAACAGCTGGAGAACTTTTTACGCCCGGTGATGGATCAGCTCTTCGAATACCTGACGCCGGCCGAGCTTACTACAGCTTTCGACCGTTTTAGTAACCTCTCGAAAGGACTCGGCGACTCGGTCGCGTACCTAATGAACGCGGTAGTCAAAGGACCGAGCGCAGCGGAGATAAAGGGGATCGGCGACGCTTTCAGCCAGCTCTTTACTAAGATGCTGGGTGGTGCGCCGATGACCAAGACTGTGCTTGGGTATCCGGGTGGCGAGCCAGAGCTGACAGTTCTAACGCCGGGTTTCCAAGCGGAACTCGATACGATCGCGAACAATATTAAGACGGTTCTCGAGGGGATTAAAAACACGGTCCAGTTTATCGCTACCAACTGGGAGACGATCCGCCGCGGGATGGGCGAGCTAGCGGCGGTCTGGGGAGCCAAGAAGGTCTACGACATCGCCAAAGGCTTTACGGACGCGCTAAAGGGAGTCGGCCTAATGAATGTGTCGGCCGGCGTCGTCAACGTCTCTGGCGGGGTTGCCGGGGCCGGAAAGGTAGCTGAGACAGTCGAGAAAACCACAGAAGTGGCTAAAACCGGCGCTCTTCTGACCGCTGGCGGGACGCTTGCCGCAACTGCCGCGGGACTTGGGTTTACTTGGGGCGTTAGTAAGCTCGGCGACGTTATCGGCGACAAGATTCAAAAGACGTGGTTCCCAACGGTCGGTGCGGGTCAGACGCCTGAAGGCGAGCACATCAAAGAGCAGATTAAAGGTCGCACCGAGCGGATCACTGGTGGTGGTGACCCGTTGCGGTACAACCAAGCGATTGCTGATTCATGGGCGAAGATGAGCGAAGAGCAACGCAAATCGAGCGGCTACTCTGAGGACCAGATCAAAACCATCACGACGAGCAAGCAAGTCATCGAAAGCCAAGTCGACGCTAACAAGCGTTTGAGCGCAACGGTCACTTCTTTAAATGCGACCTTTGCTAGTCTCGGCGCGATGACCGCAGCTGTTCAGGCACAGGCGAAAGGTGCTCCGAAGGCGTTGCCGCCTGTCCCGGTTGCGCCTCCGACCGCTGTCCCCGCCATAACTCCGAGTGCGGCAGGTCCGAAACCGACGCCACCCGCGGTGTCAGACCTTGGCGCGGTCAGCGGAGCGACGGCGTCCATCTCTACTTCGATCACTTCGATTGCTGACGCGCTTGCCAATGCTCCGAGTAAAGCGACTGAGACCTCGAGCCATTTGGATTCGGTCGCTTCGACGTTCTCGACTCTGCCAGGGAAAGCTTCTTCGATCAGCTCCTCGCTCTCTTCGCTGGTCGCAGCGATTAATTCCGCTGTGTCGCAGGCTTCAGCTTCGATTCATGCCGCGGCCACTAGCGCAGCAGCCAACATGATCGTCTAGCATGGCAACCGAGTTTCAGTATACGACCCAATCCAGAGACGCTTGGGATTCGATTAGCTGGAGTCTGTTTCAGACCGAGAAGTACATGAGCGCTCTTATCCTGGCGAACCCGAGCTACGCTGACGTAGTCAATTTCGACGCCGGCATTGTGCTAACGGTCCCCGTAATTCCCTACGCGCCCAATGTGAGCGCGGTGCCGTGGGGTTCGCTAATTCAGAACTATTAGGATGTTAAAGGTTACTCCGACTATTTCGATCGGCGGCGCGGCGTTACCGGCCGAGCTGGCGAACCTCGTTACCGAGATTACTTATAAGGAAGGACTAAAATTCACGTCTGACACCGTCAACTTGCACGTCGCCGATCCGGGCGGAGTTTTCCGCCGGACCTTCCGGATTAAAGCGACGATTCCTGTTACGCTCTCGATTACGGTTACGGGCGGGATTGGTTCACTGACCAAGAATTGCGGGACGTTCTACATCCATACCCTCAATTTCAAAGGCAACAAATCGGGCGGATGCGATATCGATATCGAGTGCACGTCGACTCCGGTGAAAAGCGATAACTCGATTCGGACCGAGCGCAAAAGCCGGGGTACTGAGAAGACGACATTGAAGGATCTCGCCGCGAAGATCGCGACAGAGAACGGGCTCGGGTTTAGCTGGCAAGTCAAGGCTAACCCGAAGATCGGCCGCACCGACAGCCACGATGAGAGTGATTTAGTTCATCTCAACAAACATTGCGCCGATAACGATCTCGTAATGAAGGTTAAGGATCAGACGCTCTATATCCTCGACCACGACGCCTTGGAGAAACAACCGCCAGTCGGGATCATCGTTGCGCCGAGTCCTTTGGATCCGGGCGGGATAAACGGCGTCGGCGGGCTCTTGAGCTTTCATATGACCGAGTCGACCGAAGACGTGTACAAAGCGTGCGAAGTAGCCTACTACGACCCGCGGACTGGAAAAATGATAAAGCGGACGGTCAACGATCCTGATAATGCCGACTTGGGCATTACGCATCGCTACAAGCATTTCCCGGACGACGACGAATCAACTTCGCTCAACGATCCCGACACTTCAAAGGACGTGGCCGATAATCCGCCGAACCCGACTCAATACCTTTTGAACTCGATGCCGTTCCCGCTCCCGCCGATCCCTGGCGTAACGTGAAGTTATGGCCGATAGTCCGATAGCAAATATTCCCTCCTGGCTAACCTCTGAATTTCAGGGTGCCTTAAAGAGCAACCTCCCGAAAGGCGTCCAGCTTAATTATTTCGGCCGGACACCTTTGGTTACCCCGACCACTACGACCGAGAATAACCAGGCGAAGACTACTCGAGCGGACAAAGTCGCCAAGTCCCGGCTCAAGAAAAAGAACCGCAAACGGCACCAGAAATCGGTTGTGCTCCCGCTTAACCTTAGCTTAGAGAGCGCGACTGTTTACACGACGCAAGGGTTCAGTCCCGATCTTGATGGTAACTGGCTTGTGACCTCGGTAACACATTCGATGAAGAAAAGCGGTTCGACGACTAGTGTGGACTTAGAACGCTCGAAAACGTCGTTTTAGAATATGCTTCTACCCGACTACTCCAGCGGCGATTTTAACCAGACCAGCTTGAACTTGCTCCGTGCCGGCCGGGTCACGGATGCTAGGTACGGTGCCAACGGTCCCGAGGTTCGGGTGAGCTATCCCGATCGAGATGTCACGAGCGATTGGCTTCCGGTCGGGCAACCGGCTTCAGGCGGGATGAGTGTCCACGTGGTCCCCCGGATCGGCACGAACGTCATCGTCGGCCACCTCGGGACCGGGATCGAGCGAGGCGTCGTCCTCAGTACGACACCGACTCAAGGTGGCGGGGCGGTTATTCCGGACCATCTCAACACCGCGGCGATCCTGTTCGATGACGGCACCCAGATCAGCCATAACCCGACTACGGGCGCGACCCAAGTCGTCGGTTCGAAAACGGTGTTGTTCGCGGTCGGCGGTGATATCGCCATGATGAGTGACGGGGTTTTTACCGTTAACTGTTCCGGAAACTGCAACATCACTTGCGGCGGAAACGCGACCGTGACCGCGGCCAACGCGACCATTAAGGCGGGTACGATCACGCTCGATGGCGACGTGCATATCACGAAGACCTTGACCGTTGACGGTGTCGTTAGCTTTAAGGCCGGAGGTTCGGCGAACCCGCGTATCACCAACCAAGATGGTTCGGGCGGCGGAAGCTAGCGTACACCCAGAAATGTTCCGTCCTGTAGGGTGAATCCTGCGCTAAGAGCGGGTGCAGGATGATTTCGTAGTCGTACTCCCGTTCCTTCAGGAGCGGATGCAAGCGGTTAAAGTTCTCGCCTGCGTGAATCTCGATGAGGAACGACGGCCGGCTTGTTTCCATTAATCGCTCTGCGCCCATGACGACTTGAACCTCCGCGCCTTCGGTATCCACCTTCACGAAATCGACTTTACCGTTGATCGGTAACGAGTCGAGCGGTGCGGCATGTAACGCGATTTCTTCTAACACCGGGCCGACCATGCCGAGCTGGCCGAGCAAGGTGCCTTCGTTGTAGGCGCTCAAATGGTCCGGGGAAGCGTAGCGCTTGAACCGGAGCAACTCCGATTTGTCCCAAGCCGCTACCCGGTGGAGGCTAACGTTAGCGGGTAAATCCGTTTCGAGGACCGGCAGGATTTCCGGGTTCGGCTCAACGGCGTGTACGTGAACGAAGCGTTGGGCCAGTTCTCGGGTCCAGATGCCTTTGTTCGCTCCGACATCGATCGCGACTTCGCCATGCTCCGGAACAGTTCTAGCCAGCCAGGGTTCGTAGTCGATCAATGGAGGTAGACCCAGTTATGGTGCAGCTCGTAAGTAAAATTGCCTGGCCGCGGCCACCGGGCGTATTTGTGCAAGTAGGCGCGTCCTTTCACCGGCAGACTATCAGCCAGCCAGAGGAAGCAGGAATCGATAACGTGGATCTCGTCGGCCGCTATGATGTAGCTAGCGTATTTCAGGATCGATTCATCAATATTCGGTGGGGGCGCATATATGTATCCTGCTCCGACTCGTGCTCGGTTTATCATGAATCCGCGTCTGCCGTCGTCATGAAGGAAAATCCGCTTGGCCACTCCGGTATTAATCTGTAG